CTGTGCTTGTGTACGGTTTAATCTTTTTACTTAAAAAATAACTTGACAACAGGACGTTCACAATGGTCGAAGACACAAAAGAAATGCTTGACGTAGTTGCCGCTTCTACTGCAATCCTTTCTATGGCTGCTTGGTTACCTCCTACAGCCTCTATCCTGACAATTATATGGTTAGGGATTAGGATTTATGAGTCAGACACTGTGCAGAAAATAGTTCACGGTCAGTCACATAAAACTCTTGACAAGCAAGACTAAATGGTGTATAATACATGAGTATACTAAGTAGCTTAATAGGGCCAATTGCTGGTTTAGCTAAAAACTATCTAAATAACAAAGCAGAAGAAAAGCAAGCTAAGCATCAAGCTAAGATGTCAGTAATAGCAAACGATGCTGACTGGGAATCTAAGATGGCTGAGGCTTCTAAGGATTCATGGAAAGACGAGTTCTGGACAATAGTCTTAGCTGTTCCTATCTTTATGGTAGGTTACGCTATAGCTGCTAACGATATAACTGTTATAGATAGAGTAGCTGCTGCGTTTATAGCACTAGAAGAGCTTCCTGAGTGGTATCAATACTTGTTGTTTATTGCTATAAGTTCTAGCTTTGGTATTCGTGGAGTTAGTAAAATTATGGACATGAGGAAATAAGATGTCAAGAGGCCCTAATAGTAATTATATATCATACAACAACGGGTTTACTATAAGCCCTCAAACACAAGTTTATTCTGCACCCTCTACTGCTCAAAACTATAGCACATCAGGGTACGGACAGGCTAATGCTATTGGAGGAACCCCTATACAGACTGCTGGCGGCATGTTGTCTGCCGGTACTAACTACACCGGTTATGTAGACTCAGGAAGTGCTGCTACTGCACGAAGCCCAGAACAAATAAACAACTTAGTTACACCAGAAGAAAGAGTCTCGTTAGAATCTGAATGGAGTGTAGACCCTTTTGAGTTTGACGCTAGTTCTGGAGTAGACTACGTCACAGCCTTCCAAGACTGGGAGTTAGATAGAGATTATAATGAAGGCGGGCTTAGATTAGCAAAGGGTGTGCAATCAATAGGCGGCACTCCAGAAACAGTAGCACAAAGAGTATTAGCAACAGCTAAATGGGATAAAACCCCTGAACAACAATATGACCTTGCTAAAGACATGTCAGCCTACTTTGGTGGTAAGCAAGGTAAGAACTTAAATTCTCAACTCTTGTCTGCTGGTTATACAGCGGAAGAATTAACTGAACTAGGTGTTGGGTCTTACGTTAATCCTGATAACTTTGTTAATGAAGAAGGTTTTTTTGATTACAACGCTTGGTACACAGAACATAAGAATGCTGCGCTTAATCAAACTGATAATTACTTTGGCTTATACGATGATAAAATATTAGAAACTAAAGCCAATGTAGCAAACAATCTTAATACCTTACGCTCAACCGACTATAATGAGTTTGTTTCTCAATACTCTAATTCTTCTGTTTCAGATAAAAACAGTTACTTGTACAGCCAGCTTGAGGCTGGAGAAATTAATAATGATGAGTATAAACAAAATGTCATAAGCAACCTAGCAAAAGAAGGTAGAAAGGTAGTAGCGGTTGGAGATAAGTATTATTACTATGAACCTAAAGAAGGTAGTGCTGACACTAGTTACAAAATAGACGGCAGTGAGCAGTACTATGAAGTAAATTTTACTCCAGAAAAGTTTTCTTCTGATTCCGTTGCTCGCCTTGAAAGCCCGGGCCAAGGAATGTTTGGCTTAAAAAGTGACAACACGGCTGACAAAATTATTACAGGTGTTGACGATTTAGGGCAGTTACTTTACAACACATTTTCTACAGGTTCTGAGCTTACAGGAGAAGCTAAAAAGAAACATCAAGAAGCAAGTTTTTTAGCTCACGGTATTGGCTCAAGAGGTAAAGCGGTTAATCCTTTTAAAGATAAATTAAGAAATGAGTTTTTGACCGTTGCTCGTGTAGGTGCTGCTATTGCAACAGGAGGCACTTCAGAAGTTTATCTAACACTAGGTAAAGCAGCATCAGGTGAAACTCTTACATCAACAGATTACCTTACGTTAGCAATGCCAGCATTAGAAACTGCGGGCCTCTTAGTGCCTCCTACACAGGGAGTTCAGGGGAGTGGACAAGGGGTTTTAGGTCTTAGCTATAACGCATCAGAAGCATTGATAACAGGAGCAATTGCCGGAGACCCTGTAGAAGCTGTTGCTACGGCTTATGGGCCTAAGCTTGTTAACCAAGCCTTAGAAAAGGCCGGTGTTGGAGATGCTCTAAACACTTTTGCAAGTAATAATAATATAAACGCTGACGACTTGAATGCTGGAATTAATAAGACTATAAAATCTCTTGCTCAAGGCGATGATATAGAAGACGCTGTGCTAAAAGGTGTAGGTAAATACGTAACGGAAGGAGGAACTATACTTCCCGATGTAATCGAAGACGCGATTGGTGACGCAGCTAAGAAAGTTGGTGACTTAGTAGAGCCTGTAACAAAGGCGTTATCTACTATCAACGACAACTTAATTAAACCAGTTACTAAAGAAGTAGGAGGTTTGTTATCAGGAGCAGACACAGCAACCAGACAAGCCTTGTCAGCGTTAGACGATAACGTAATACAACCACTCACAGAGTCAGCGGGTGATGCGTTGTCTGCCGCAGATACAGCAGTCAGACAAGGTTTAGCAACTTTCGATGAAGAAGTACTACAACCTGTTACACAACCCCTTGGCGATGCACTAGAAGACGCGGCACAAGCAACTGGTGATGTAGTAGAAGACGTAGGTCAAGCGGTAGGTGATGTGGCTGAGGACGTAGGGCAAGCGGTAGGAGACGTAGCTGAAGACGTAGGGCAAGTTACGGGTGATGTAGTAGAAGACGTAGCACAAGTTACTGGTGATGTACTCTCAAACGCAGATACCGTAGCTAGAGATGTTTTGTCGGAAGTAGATGATGCAGTTATAAACCCTGCGGGAGACATAATAGAGGACGTAGCACAAGCAACTGGTGATGTAATCGAAGACGTAGGGCAAGTGATAGGAGATGTAGCTGAAGACGTAGGACAAGAGGTTAGAGACGCACTCTCTGCCGCTGAAACAGCAGTTAGACAGGCTCTTGAAGAGATAGACTTGCCTGAAATAGATATAGACTTGCCTGACTTAGATATAGACTTGCCTGAAATAGATATAGACTTGCCTGAAATAGATATAGACTTGCCTGAAATAGACTTAAATTTACCTGCCTTAGACTTAAACATACCACAGGTCACCAGTGCTCCGTCTGCTACACGAACTACAGGTGGTTTATTTGACGTATCTCAGTTTAAACACGACAAGGGCATTAGTTTAATAGGTAACCTACTAACAGGTCTTACAGAACAAGACGCTAACAAGTTAAGTAAAAAACAATATCAACAACCCAAAGAAGAAGTGGTAGACTTACTGTCAGACCCTTTTGCTAACGCTTTTAACTACAAGGTATAAAATTCAATGACATACTTAGAAGCTGTAAACAGAGTTCTTATACGCTTGAGAGAAGAAGAGGTGACTACGGTTAACCAGAACTCCTACTCTAAGCTCATAGGAACTTTTGTAAATGACGCTAAACGTATGGTGGAGGATGCTTGGGATTGGTCTTCGTTAAGAACCACTATTACAGTTACTACTGAAGCTGACGTTTTCTCCTATAACTTACTAGGTACTAACTCCTCCTTTAAGACCTTAGATGTGTTGAACGACACTAAAAACTGTTACATGGAACACATTCCCTCTACTGAGATGAACAAGCTATATCTTATACAGCCTGTCGTAGAAGGTTCAGCACAACAGTACACTTGGAATGGGTTTAGCGAAGCAGGTAACGCCATTGTAGATATCTACCCTAAGCCCAACGCTGTAGAGAGCCTACGTTTTAACATTGTTCAGAGAGAGGATGAATACACTGACGATGCTGATGTGTTCTACGTACCTACTCAGGCTGTTATTCAGCTTGCACAGGGCTTTGCAATGGAAGAGAGAGGAGAGACAGGGGGCCAGTCAAGTGGCGCTATGGTACAGCTAGGACGGTCTACGTTGGCTGACGCTATCGCCTTAGACGCTGCTAGGTTCCCTTCTGAGACTATTTGGAGGGATGTGTAATGGCTCAACAGCTACAGAATCTTGCAATCTCTGCTCCTGCTTTTGCTGGGCTTAATACACAAGACTCTCCTGTTGGGCTAAACGCTGCCTTTGCTGATGTTGCAGAGAACTGTGTAATTGACCAGAGAGGTCGTATTGGAGCTAGAAAAGGCTGGAGTACTATAACTACTAACGGTTTAGCGGTGTTAGGCACAAGTGCAGGCATTGAACACATTCAAGAGTTTATTGCGTATGACGGAACAACAACTGTCTTCTCAATGGGCGACTGTAAGGTTTTTACAGGCACTACTGTTCTTACTCAGATACCTTTCCCTGCTGGCTACTCCTGTACCGCTAACAACTGGAAGACTGCTTCCTTTCAGAACAACGTCTATTTCTTTCAGGCTGGCCATGCCCCTCTAAAGTACGTAGCCGGAGCGTCTGCTTTAGTATTGGTTCCTGACTCTGGCAGTGCTGCTCCCCCACAAGGAGACGAACTGTTGGCTGGCTTTGGTCGTCTGTGGGTAACATCTGTTGCAAACGAAGACTACAAGATTTATGGTAGTGCTCTCCTTGACGGAGACACTTGGCATGGTTCAGGTAACTCTTGGTTGACTTTAGATTTAACTAACGTCTGGCCTCAAGGGTATGACTCTGTAGTTGCACTCGCTGAACACAACGGATACTTAGTTGTCTTCGGTAAGCGTTCTATTATTTTATATCAAGACGCTGTTGGAGCGCAGGGTGGTACTTTATCTTCTACCACTGCTGACACAATTAGACTGTACGACACCATTGAAGGTGTTGGTTGTATTGCTAGAGATTCTGTACAGTCAACTGGTAATGACTTATTGTTCTTATCTAACCGTGGTGTGATGTCTCTTGGTCGTCTTATACAAGAAAAAGCTATTCCACTTAATGATATTAGTAAGAATGTACGTACAGACCTCATGGAACTTGTTGACAACGAATTTGCTGCCGGTAACGGACATACGATTAGAAGTGCCTACAGTGCTAGACACGCGTTCTACATCTTAACACTTCCAGAGTCAGACGTTGTGTATTGTTTTGATGTAAGGAGACCTTTAGAAGATGGTTCTTTTAGAGCTACTACTTGGAGAGGCTTAACACCTCTAACTATAACAGTGTTTGCTAATGATGACTTGATATTCGGTCTAGGTAAGATTGGAACTGCACAACCAGCCCTAGTAAAGTACGACACATACAGTGACGGCGCAGAGCCTTATGAGATGAAGTACTTTAGCCACCCCCAGAACTTTGGTAATCCTACTAACTTAAAGTTTCTAAAAAAGATGAATGTTAGTGTTATCGGTGGAGGAGGTACTACCTGTGTTTTTAACTGGGGATACGACTACTCTAATAACTTTACTAAACAATCTGTTACTTTTGGTACAGCCTCTGACGCAGAGTTTAATGTAGCAGAGTTTAACACCGCAGCAGAGTACACAGGGGGTGTTCTTGTTAACGAACCTTCTCTGAATACTTCAGGTTCTGGTGTAGAAATAACTGTAGGTCTAGAAACCACAATCATCGGTAATGCTTTTTCTATTCAAAAAATTGACATACACGCTCTATCAGGGAGATTTATCTAAATGGCTACATATAACGTAACGACTAACTTTGGTGCTAAAGATGACCTAGCATCAGGGGTTGCCGCTAAAAAAATTAAAGGCTCGGAGTTCACTACTGAGTTCACTAACATCGCTACAGCCGTTAACAGTAAGGCAGATACAACGACTGTTAACGCTGTAACAACAACAGCCAACGCAGCGTTACCTAAGTCTGGTGGAGCAATGACAGGCGCTATCACTACCAACAGCACTTTTGACGGTGTAGATATCGCTACACGAGATGCCGTCTTAACCACTACGACTACCACCGCTAATGCAGCGTTACCTAAGTCTGGTGGAACCATGTCGGGTGCAATAGCAATGGGAACCTCCAAGATTACAGGAGCAGGAGACCCAACTGATGCTCAGGACGTAGCTACAAAAGCTTACGTTGACGCTAACGCCGGTAGTGGGGATGTAACTCTTTCTGGCAACAACGCTTTTACAGGCAACAATACTTTTTCAACAGAAATTGCTGCCAACGCTGGCATTGCTGTAGCAGGTTCCGCAGACATTACAACCGCAAGTGCTGTCAATGCTACAGCCAGTACTTTTAAAAATGGTAGTTATACTGCTGGTAAAGTAAACACACATGTACAGAGCAGCAGCGGTTCTCTTAGCATAGGTAAGCAAGGAGCTGGTCTACGTTTTAGTCATTATCTTGACAACTTTGGGCTAACAGTTAGAAACATTATACCGTACAACGTAGACACCAACTCAAACTCAGACAACTTGGTTGACTTAGGTAACTCTAGTGCGCGGTTTGATGACATCTACGCCACTAACGCTACTATTCAAACTTCAGACAGGAACGAGAAGCAAGACATAGCAGAGCTGTCCGCAGCGGAGACTCGTGTAGCTGTAGCTTGTAAAGGTTTGTTACGTAAGTTCCGCTGGAAGTCTTCTGTAGAAGAGAAAGGTGATGCTGCTCGAACACACTTTGGTATTATAGCTCAAGACTTACAGGCTGCATTCGAAGCTGAAGGTCTTGACGCAGGGAACTACGCTATGTTCATCAGCACTACGTGGACAAATGAAGATGGTGAAGAACAAACTAGACTAGGGGTTCGTTACTCTGAACTGCTTGCATTTATTATTGGGGGAATCTAAGAATGCCGACTACACAAGAACTGTTAAATTTAGGAGGTGGTCTGTTAAATACAGCAGGTCAGTATATTGCCTCAGAAGATGCAATTGATAGTGCCAGAGCAGCAGGGCAACAGGCAGTAGCTGGTGGTGAGGCAATATCTTCGGCAGCGATTGCAGGCACAGAGTTTGTACCTTACACAGTAACCAGTAACTTAGCTACGTCCACTGCTGGCCCATCTGGAGGTGTTACACAAACACTAAGCGAAGATGAGCTACGCCGTCAGAACGCCTACTTAGGCTCAGCAGAGACTTTGTTTGGTGGGGTAGGTGGTGACACTAACGCACAGAAGCAAGCCCTCTCCGACCAA